CGGTCGCCAGCTCAACAGATATCTTTCTTGGTAGAGGTATCCGAGAAAGCACCGAGTGACGCGAACGTCATGTCGATGTACGCGGCGCTATCCGAGAAGGAGGATTGAAGGATGAACGACCACAAAAACCTGAACAGCTTCTACGAAGAAGTGGACAAGGCCACCTACGAGCGCGGCGATCTGGATCCGATTGGCAAGTCAGTTGTTCTGTTCCGAGTTGCAATTGAGAACGGTGCTGCCGCCGTTGGTATTCTTGGTATCCTTCATGTCATGTCAAAACTTCTGACAAGCACGCTAGCCATTGCTGACGATGAGGGGAGTCACGAAGATTTTCTGGAAAACTTTGACCCAGACGACCCTGTGAAGCACTGACCGATGTCAGAACACTGGGCGCAGATACTACTCGACCTACGAAAAGAAAGCGGCATGACCCGCGCCGAGTTGTCAAAGCTGTCCGGTGTTGGCGTTAATACAATCGAAAACTACGAGCGACAAAAAATAAAAGAGCCTTCGATCTACAAAATCGAGGCTCTTTTAAATTCTTTGGGTTATGAACTGGACGCGCTTCAGCCCTGACCCCGATTGCGCTTTCGCATACCACGGGCGCTGCTCCTTGGTCCCAGCTTTTTACGGATGTTGAACGGGTGCGGTTGATTGCGCCGCCGGACCCTAGTTCGACCCTCATATGTTTGTGCTGCTTTCTTTGCCATGACCCTTTATACCATATGTCGTTGGCTTGATGTTTTAATTTATTACCGTCAGCCTTGCGTTAATGCCGGATATCCGACACCAAACAGGCGACGTTTGCGAAAGCATCCTCGCAGAATACTTGTTCCGGAAAGGGTGGTGGGTATTCATCCCTCTCGGCAAGCATGGTCCCATTGACGCTATCGCTGTGACCCCTGAAGCGAAGGTCTTTCTGTTCGACTCAAAGGCCGACAGGTTTCGAAAGAACAAAAACCGTAACGTGTACCATCGCATCCACCGGAAGCGATCAGACCTCCAGAAACAGCTCAACGTCCGCATAGCGTATGTAAACGAAGACACACGTGAGATTCACTTCGTGCCGTCTCTCTGAGCGTAGAAGATGTGTTCACCAATCTGCTTCTTTCTTTCCATGGAACTGGCCCACGATGGATTGACCCAGTCGGCGTGATAGTGCGTCACGTCCTCCAGACCAACCATCTGGACCCTGTTCGATAGAAGCATAGTCGCCAGATCAAGGGCCACGGACCAGGGTTCCTTCTCTGCCGGGCGCTCCGGCTTGCCATCGCAGTAATAGCTGAACTGACACTTGTGCCTGACCGGATTGCCATTGCGATAGCGCCCCTGCCTGACGACGCCGCACACCGTGTCCGGATAACGGTCATCGCGGACCCTGTTCTGAACTACAATGCCCACGGCCAACATGCCGCGCCAGCCCTGATCTCGAGCTTCGTAGTACATGGCCTCGGCCAGACAAGACTTCTCGTCGGCCAATGCGTGGCTGGGCGCTAAGAGTAGCGCCGCAGCCAGTGTCATTGCCCTATACATCTTTCGAGATCAGCCACAGGTACTTGTTGACTTCCGCCTTGCATGACGGACAAACCAGTGCTGACCACGCGAAGTTGTACACGTGCGTCGGAGCCTTACAGTGAGGGCAGTAGATCGTCTTGCCCTTCTTGCCGGCGTGTGTCCACTTCGGAACCGGCATCAGCGCGACACGCTGCTTTTTGGGCTTAGGCTTGGGCTTAGGTTCTTCTCTGCCAAGTAGCCAATCAAAAAACTTCATTTTAGTCCTTCCTTTCTCACACTTTCTTCAACGTGTTTCACATAAAAGTAGTCGATGATTCGTTTCCAGAACTCTTTACAGTCCGGATCCTGCGCCCTTTCCATTACCTCTATCAATTTGTTGATCCTGTTCTGCATCACTTTCTCCTGTGCTTCTCCGCCACTACCAGTTCGTAGTGGCCCGTCGCAATCTTTCGATGAAACAGCCATATCTCATCATGAAGCGCCATATTGACGTGCGTCTGTAAGAAGTCCTGGGTTCTCATGCCAAGTTTCTTTGCGGCTTTCGAGGACTCTGGCGTCAACGTCCAGCGCCCATGGCCGTATCGCGAGTTGCATTCACCAATAGTCTCGTATTTGGTCATAAACCGCACATTCCTTCGCACTCGTTCTGCATCAAATCTTTGAACAGTTCACCCTGGCCCAGTTCTTCAGCCGTGCTGAAGTCCACGTCGCGCAGTGGAATCCGTTGAGCGTGAAGGAACCGCGCTCCATGGAACCGTCCCTCTGCATCCCTGATCTTCTCATCGATCTGACAGGCTTCCTCAAACTCATCGGGAAACTCATCTTTGATCCGCCGCCACTCGTGATCGTTATGGAACGGGCAACCAATGCACGCGCTCTTGGCCAACACCCTTTCCGGATACCTGTCACTAAACCACTGAAGGCAGTCCCTCCGGTTCATCTCCTTCTCAAGCAACGGCCATCGGTTCTCTACCCACGAATCCTGGCTGTCCTTCACCCGCATCATCTCGTCCTTGGATATGCCAATCCACATCTCCACGACAAAATCCTTCGGTGTGCGCTGTCGAGGCTTCAACCCGGCAAGCTCACGAACCCTCTTGCGTATGGGTTTGAGCTTATACTCACTGGTACACTGTCGTCGGGCCATGCCGTTCGTGCCGTCTTTGTTGATTAAAAAGAACGGTATCGACGCAAACTTGTGGCCCGTGGTGTTGAGGTCGGATTCCAGATCTTCCTTAATGTTGCCCCGCTGTACGCGGTACACGGGAAAGGATAGCTGGCCTTCGAGCCAATCCAGGTGGTCGTAAACCTCCTTGGGCTCCCAACCTGTGTCCGCAAATACAGCGCAGTCGGGCCTCGGACCAATGTCCCCAGCTTCAGCCATCAGCGCCATAACCGTGGATTGAACACCCGCGCCCAAGCTGATTACTCGGAGGTTGGCGTTTTCGACAGGATTGAACAGGTGGCTAATGGTCATGTGCAACCCTTATTGCTTGTCCGATTTCTTGCGCGATCTGCGGGACGATGCTGTTTCCCAAGGCACGGAGTTGAGATACTCGGTTGGGTAGCCCATCAACCAGGCGACCCACTGCGGGTTCAAACTCCCACCACTCTTCGGGTCGGCCACCACTTGCCGCAAACCCTTCTGAACTATCCGTCCCGTTTCCTTGTCGTAAAACCTCTGATTGATGTGTGTCGGCGGATTCCCGTTCTTGTCCACCACCTTGATGTTCTTCCACCCCGGTTCTTGGGCGCTTGGAGTTGGATACAGACGAACCGCGTGACACAGCATCACCTGTTTGTCCTTGTCGATCCTGTTCTGGACGTTGTGCGTGTCGCTCTTGGCCTCCGTCGTCGTCGGGGTCGGCCACAAACTCAAAACCCAGTTGCCGCTGCCCCGCGTTACCATCGAAGGTGCCGTCTGGTTCGCTTTCGCTGTCGGCGTGTGCAACAACCCAGATTCGTTGTCTGAGGTGCGGGGCGCCAATCGAGCAAGCTGGAATATTAAACGTCCTTGTGGCGTAGCCTTCGCCTTCCAAGTCAGTGAGTACTTCGTCCAAGCCCAGTTTGATGAGCCCAACAACGTTTTCTCCAACAACCCAAGTGGGCCGGAGTTCCCGGATAACTCTAAGCATCTCTGGCCAGAGATGGCGGGGGTCGTCTTGAGCAAGCTGTCTTCCTGCCTGTGAGAACGGCTGGCAAGGGAATCCTCCGCAAACAAGGTCGGGTCGGGAGTCGGGGAAGTCGGGGAGTCGGGCATGTCTTACGTCATCCAGTATAGGCACATCGGGCCAGTGATGCCTCAACACCGCCTGGCAGAACGGATCCTGCTCCACGAAACAGGTGGTCCGGAAATGCCCGGTAGCCTCAAGGCCACGGGCAAATCCGCCTATTCCGGAGAACAGGTCAACTGTTGTCAGCTGGCTCAATTAGAACCAGTACATCAGGATGCCGGAGACAACGCTTCCGACAAAGATCAACAAAAAATATTCCGGTCCCATTCTACTCTCCCAGTTCTCTTTGCGTTTGATGCGCTTCCATAAGTCCATCTTCAACCTCTCCTTCACAGTGGCACGTGGGGCAGTCGTCGTAGACTGCCCCCTTTCCATCGTCCCTCACGTCAACAGCGACGTAACCATTACCTCCACAGGTCTTGCAGATCATCTTCATCAGTCAATCAGTCCTTTCACAATAACACCATTTCCATAATCACGAACGCCACCCAAGACGACTTCGCCACGCCCCGCATAGCCTATCGTCTTCCACGAGTAGTCAGCATTCGCCAAGAACACCGCCCGTGCAAACCCACGCGGGGTAGCACTGCGAATGTTCTTCGTCCTCGCAGACTTGCCACCCGTCAAACCATGAACGGGCGAGAAGTTGCGTCCCTTCTTCGGATCAGCTCGGTCATACGTCAGCGTCTTATGCGCCACCGCATTCTGGCGCGGCATATTGAAACCGCCACCTGTCCAGAGACAAGTCTTCTTCCGATAACCGTCACGCGGGGGAATAACGTCAGGCCAACGCGGATGCACGTCGTCCTCCGGAAGATACCCGCCGTAGTCGCACGGATCAAACTTGTGATCCGGCTTGCGCCACAAACGCGGCAACGCACCAATGGGGTTCTCAATGTAGAACGGGCAACCCAACGCCTGACCAACAAGCATACACCGCTGAACATGGGCAGCGGCCTTGTCTTGAAATAACGGGTCGGCCTCCGCCTTCTTGGACCACCACCGCGCACCTGACGCAGCAAGATCTGTGCAAGGCGGGAAAGCGGACATGAAACACGCCCCCGTCCCGTGGCGACCGATGATCTCAAGAAGCGTGTCCGTATTGTAAAGGTCGGCGTGGACGTAGGTGATGTTGCCTTCCGTCCGCTCACCGTCATGCTGGATGTCGTAGGCGAAGCACTGATAACCAGCCTCGGCCCAAGGGCGCAAAGCCTCGCCCGTATAATCGTAAAGGGAAATAACGTGGTTTCTCATCTTTCTTCCTTTCTAGAAACGTGGTAGTTCGTAAAGGTAGCATGAAACATGGACCAAGGTCAAATGCTTCCCGTCACATATATACGGGCAAATTCAAAAAAGCGTTTTGAAAATAAAAATATGGGTGAAAAAAAGTGTAAAAGTGTGACGAGTACCTGGAAACAGTGGTTAAACCGTTGATCTGGTTGAAAAGTAGTCGTTACACTTCCCGTTACACTTCGTTACAGTTTAGACCTTCCCGTTACACTTTTCTAGCCAAAGAGCTGTTTGACCCTTGTTGGAAACGGGGTTAGTTTTGAGAAAGCCCGTATAGAGGAGTTACTTACATGAAACGTCGAATCGACTCAAAAGCTGAAGAGATCGAGGAAGCGCACGGACGCAAACTTACGAATCGACAAAAGACTTTTGCCCGACATTACGTGGATGGAACGCATTCAAATGCCGAGTGCGCCCGGCTGGCTGGGTACTCTGACAAGAACGGGATTGCGAAGATCCAGGCGCACAAACTTTTGAACACGAAAGATTTCCCGCACGTTGCGGAGTACGTTGTGGAACTCCGAGAAGAGCGCGAACGAAAGTATGGCGTCACCCTGATGGGGCAGTTGAAGCGATTGCGCGAACTTTCGGAAAACGCCGAAGAGGCCGGCCAGTTCTCTGCTGCCATCAACGCGGAGAAGACGCGTTCGGCGCTGGGCGGATTGACGACCGACAGACGCGAGACGAATCACTTCCACGCTATCGAAAACATGAGCCGCGACGAGATCGAATCCCGATTATCTGAACTTAGGCAGGCGCACCCAAGCGTGTTTGTAGATGCTGATTACGAGGTGATAAATGACACAGAAACCGGAGACGCTTCTATGGAACAATCTTCGAGCGAACTTCCCCAAAAGCTGGCACACCACACGGATTGAAAACCGCTTCGGCGGCGGGATACCCGACGTTCACATATGCGCGGAAGGCCTTCCTTTCTGGTTAGAACTTAAAGTGACCAAAACTAACCGCGTAAATGTATCAGCCCATCAAGTCGCTTGGAATTTCGCCTATTGCAAGTCGGGGGGCGTAAGTTTCTTCCTTGTTAAGGCCCTCGAACAGTCGAACCTATATTTGTTTGACGGGAGTCGGGGTCGGGAGCTAGCGGAACACGGGCTCAAGTCGGGTCGGGTCGGGGACCATGAACCGGGGTCGGTCGGGTCGGGGTCTGGGTCGGTCGGGTCGGGGTCCATCATTTCCCAGGAGATCGGGTCGGGGCCAGGGACCATGGTGCCGTGCCTCTGGTCGGGGTCGGACCAGCTCGGGCTCCAAGAGTTTCTGATCGGATACACCCGGCGCCGGATTGGCCAGCCTGGTCCTCGAGACCATCGGCCTGGGCCAGGGGTATAGGAAACCCCGGCCAGATAAATCTGACCGGGGTTCGGCGGCCAGGTGCACCCAGCCACCGGCGGCGCCATCAAGTGTCAACAACCGGCGCCGTATTAAATGCTGACATATATTTAAGTAATTCATTCCCGCTACTAAGGCCTACGGTGTTCCAATGATCACCGTCGATAAATACCACAACGTGGTATTTATCCCCCTCATAATTTTCGGTAACTTCTAAACGAACGTTTTCATCATCGGACAAACGAAGATCGATATCAAAACATAATTCCCCCATTTTAATACCCCCGCACAACAAAACCGCTAGTGTCGGCTTTCGCTTTCTTGCCCTTCGGATCCAGCCCGACAATAACGGGTTGCGGATCCAAGTGTCGTAAGTCATGTTCCGTGCCATCGATCACGCGGTGACCCATGAACGTGGCTGGCTGGCCTGCGCCAAATACTACCGCGACGTTGAAACCAGCCGCGAGTACTTGTTCGGCTTCCGCCTTGTTAGTTTCGGATAGGCTAAACGTCAGGTGATAGTTGGCTGGCCGATTAGCGTCTAACACGCGGCGCACGCTTTTGGTGTAATCCACGAATTGTATTTCCGGAAACCGGATTGGCAAAGGCTGGCCGTTGTCCGTTGGGATCCGCTCGAAAGCAATGTCCGTGGATCCGTTGGGGCGAACCGCCAGCTTTTTGTTTTCGCGACCCGCTTTCCGAATCATGGCGCGAACGTGACCCGCCATCTCGGCCATGAACGCTTGGCGTTCGTCCATGAAATATTGAGACTTGGCAATTCGGCTTTCGCGAACGGCGTTCGTCCCGTTTTCGAGATCGGTAACCATTGCGGCTTGGCCGCTGTACATTCCGAGACACAAGGCCTTGCAACCCTCGCTTGCGTTCGGGCAAAGATTGCCAACGCCTGCGGTATCGTGCGGGGCCATGTAGTTGATTGCGTTTAGCCAACCGTACTTGTCGGCCTTGATCGCTTTCGCGCTATCAGTGGAAAAGAACTTGGTAAACTTAGGCATGATAAACCTCGTTGGTTGTTGACGGGGTCAATATACCATGATTTCCCAGGATGTGTCAACGGGTCGGGGTCGGGTTTATTTCGAGCGCCGGCCAGGTCGGGTCGGGTCGGGTCGGGTCGGGTCGGGT